ATTTTGCATTAGGAGATTACGCAGCAGGAAAAAGATCAGGAACTATTGATTATGTTCTTGTGGGCTATGTTAAAGGCACAGATACCAACCTAGATACTAAACGCAATCAGCTTATAGAAGTAATTGAGGAAACTCTTGATACTGACAGGACTAGAGGTGGTAATGCCAAAGAAACGAAAATAGTAGAGATTTCATCTGATGAGGGTACATTATATCCTTTGGGCGGAATAAGAATTGTGGTAAGGGTATTCTATGAATTTGTTAGAGGTACATCATAATGGCTAAAAGAATTAAAATCTATATGCCAAGTGGAAACAATACTGTGGAAATTTGGGATAATGATATAGACAAGTTTCTAGCTAAAGGATATAAACTTGAGCAAGAACAAAAATCTACTAGATCATCAAAGAAAAAAGATGTAGAAGTAGAAGAACAACAACAAACTAACGAAGGAGTAAGCGAATGGCAACCCATGTCGGAACAAGCGGAGTAGTCAAAGTAGGATCAGATGCAGTAGCGGAAGTGACTGCCTTTACTATTGATGAAACAAATGACACAGTTGAAGATACAAGCCTTACAGATACATCTAAGACCTACAAAGCATTAAGAAGTGATGCTACTGGTACTGTTGAATGTCACTGGGATGAAACAGATACATCAGGTCAAGGTGCATTAACTGTAGGTGCAGAAGTGACTTTAAACTTATACCCTGAAGGTGATACTGCTGCAGATACATATTACACTGGAACTGCAATAGTGACTGGCGTATCTCAGAGTGTATCTTTAGACGGAGTTATTTCCAGAACAATTAATGTGCAATTCTCAGGCGGCGTAAGCACATCAACTGTATAATTTAGATGCCTAAAAAGGACTTTCTTGAAGGTGCTATAAATCACTTTAAGCATCAAGAAATTAAAATTATAGAAGTTGAGGAGTGGGGTTTAACTGGCGAAGATGCCATTTATGTTAAGCCATTTACGCTGCTTGAAAAATCTGAAATCTTTAAAGGATCAAACGAAAATGATCTCACAGTGCTGATTGATGTCATCATCAAAAAAGCAGAAACAAAAGATGGTGAGAAAATGTTTGATTTAGAGAGTAAGATGAAGATGAAGAAGTTTGTTGATCCTGACATTATAGGAAAAGTTGCAGGTCAAATTCTTGGAACTACTCCATCTCAAACTGATCTAAAAAAAAACTAAATTCTGATCCTGATTACAGGTTTCATTTTTTCTTAGCAGAAAAACTCCATAAAACTATTGGCGAGATTATGCAAATGCCAGTAGAGGAGTATAACGCATGGGCAGGATATTATTCTCTAAAAAATGACGAAGAACAAAAAGCATTGAATAAACAAAAGATGCAAGGTAAAAGAAGATAATGACCAAACAAATGAACATTGACATTATCGCTAATGATAAAACCAAACAGGCGTTAAGTGGTGTTCAAGGAAACCTCCAAAAAACAAGACAATCAGTATTAAATTTAAGAAATGCACTTATTGGTATAGGTGCAGGTGCGGTATTAAAATCATTTGTAAATGTAGGTAAAGAAGTAGAGAGTTTAAGAACTAGGTTTAAATTCCTATTTGGATCGGCAGAAGAAGGCGCTATTGCCTTTGATAATTTAACGAAATTTGCAGCCAAAGTTCCATTTTCATTACAAGAAATATCAAGAGCATCAGGTAATTTGGCGGTTGTTGCTAATGACGCTACTGATCTTAATAGAATATTAGAGATTACAGGTAATGTCGCTGCGGTCACAGGATTAGATTTTGAAACCACATCTAGCCAGATTCAAAGAGCCTTTTCAGGTGGTATTGGTGCTGCTGATCTATTTAGAGAAAGAGGTGTTAGAGCCTTATTAGGTTTCCAAGCAGGTGCTAAAGTCACTGCAGAAGAAACAGTAGCTAAATTTGAAGAATTATTTAGCGGTGATGGTAGGTTTGCAGGAGCAACAGACGCATTAGCGCAAACTCTTGAAGGTACTTTATCAATGATTGGTGATAAATACTTTAAGTTCCAGAAAACAGTTGCAGATAATTTTTTTGACGAATTAAAGAAAGAATTTGGTGATTTAAATAAATTCCTTGAAGATAATGATTTAGAAATCCAAGCGTTTGCTAAAGATTTAGGATCTGTTTTAGCAGATTCAATAATAATATTTAGTGATGCTTTAGTTTTAGCAAAAGAAAATTCAGATTTATTATTCAATATATTAAAAACTTTAATTGGATTAAAGATTGCATCATTTGCATTAACTGCAGCAAAAGGTTTTGGATTTTTAGCCACAAGTATTCTTGCTACTGCAACTTCAGCAGAAGTGATGTTCAATGTTATGACATTTGGGCTAAAAGGTGCTGCAGGAAAAGCAATAAAATTTACTACAGACCTGATTGATCAAAATGATGAATTAGCACCATCTCTTTTAGAAACTGCCAAACAAATAAAGAAATTATTTGAAGATTTAGGAGAATTTAGTGAAGGATTAGAAAGACTAGGTAATGATTTTATTTCCGCCGAAGAAAGCGCAGAGAATTTTCAAAAAAGTATGGCAGCAGTTAGTAAAGCCATGTTCCCTGATAGAAATGCTTATAAGAATTTAGATGATTTTTTAAATAAGAATAAAACAACCTTTGAAAAAATAGCAGAAGCTACAGAAGATTATTTTAAAACAGAAATACAAAAACTTAATGAACAAAAAGATAAAGAATTAAAAGTTGTTGAAGATGCACAGAAGCAAATTGTTAAACAATTAAAATTAATTGATGATGATAAGTTAAAAGTCACTGATGCCACTCATCAAAGTTTATTAGAAAGAGAAGAAGAACTAGGGAGATTAATATTTGGGATAAAAGCCAAATATGGAGAAGAAGAACAAAAAATCATTAAAGAACAAAATGAAAAGGCATTAAAAGAACAAAAAGAATATTTAGAAGAATTACAAAATTTAATAGATGAAGCTAACGAAAAAAGAATAGAAAAGATTAGAGAAGAAGGATCGGTCTTAGATAATTTAAAGCAAAACTATACAGAATTTTTTGAAGAATTTAGGGCAAATGTTGAAATAGCAAACTCTTTACAGACTGCTTTTGATGGTGTCACAAGAGGTATTGGTGATGCCGTTGCTCAATCATTGATATTTGGAAAATCATTTAAAGAAACATTTGGTAATATAGCCAGACAAGTATTGGCACAACTAATATCTTCATTAGTTCAAATTGGAATTAAAATGGTTTTAAATGCTACAATAGGTAGGACATTACAAGCCACCGCATTAGCACAAGGAGCGGCAACTGCTGCCGCCTTATCAGCAGCATATGCTACACCTGCAGCTTTAGCATCATTGGCATCTTTTGGAACAAATGCTATTCCTGCTCAAGCAGGAATAACATCCACTGTAGCTTTGTCACAAATTCTATCTAGCACTGGTGGTATTCCTAGACAAAATGGTGGTCAAGTTTTTGCAGGGCAAATGTACACAGTTGGAGAAAATGGGCGTGAGGCGTTTATTCCAAGAGAATCAGGAACGATTGTATCTAATGATCAATTAAATAGAGGAACTGTGGTTAATGTAAATATCATGGCTAATGACACAGAGGGATTTGATGAATTATTAGTTAAGCGTAGAAGTGTTATTGTTAATGTGATAAATGATGCACTCAACAGTCAAGGGAAGGAAGCATTAATCTAATGGCAGGTACATATCCAACAACACCAGAGTTTTCATCAGTAGGTTTTTCATCTGAGCAAAAGACAATCACCACCACTACAGACAGTGGGAAGATGTTTGCAGTTCAGGTAGATGGGCAGAGATTTAAATTTAGCGCAAGTTATCCGCCAATGAATAGATCAGAATTTGCTCCAGTTTATGCTTTCATTATGAAACAAAGATCACAAAAAGAAACATTCCAGATTGCCTTACCAGACTTAAAGAACGCCAAAGGTAGTATATCAGGAACAGTCTTAGTGAATGGATCACATAGTGCAGGAGATACTACCATTGATGTAGATGGAATGACTGGAGAAATTAAAGCAGGGGATTTTGTTAAGTTTGCAGGAGATACAAAGGTTTATATGGTAGTAAGTGATGCAACGGCAGTAGCAGGAGCAGCAACCTTGACGATTGAGCCACCTTTAAGAAGTGCTATAGCTGATGATGCAGCAGTCACTTATGATGGTGTAGAATTTACAGTAAGACTGACAAATGATGTGCAGCAATTCAATACAGGGGATTTAGATTTATATAGATTTGAAGTTGATTTTATAGAGGCGTTGTAATGGCTAGAGGACTATCCACTGCCTTAAAGAATGAACTAGCAAATCAATCTATTAATCCTGTTATCTTACTTGAAATATTATTTCCTACACCTGTTAGATTAACTAATCATTACAAAGATTTATCTCATAATGGTAATACTTATACTGCTAGTTCTCATCTTTTAGAGATAACTAATAATTCAGAAAGTTCTCAAATTAATGTATCTAGTTTTTCTATTAGATTATCAGCAGTAGATAGCACATTTACTTCTATTGTTTTAAATAACAATGTATCTAATGATGAAGTCACTATTGATATTGCTTTTTTAAACAGTACAGGCGCTATTATTGATACTTTCAATTATAATAAAGGATTTGTAGAAAGTTTTGGCATAGATACTAAAAATGGAATTTTGGGTTTAAATTGTACTTCTCACTTTGCAGATTTTAGTAGAGTAGCAGGTCGTAAAACAAACGAAGGTAGCCAACAAGTTTATTTTTCAACAGACAAAGGAATGGAATTTGCATCATTAACAGTCAAAGATATTTTGTGGGGTAGAAAATAATGGGTTGGAATCCGTTTAGTGCAATAGTCAATGGTATTACAAATATTGTCACTGGTGTTGTTGGTGCAGTACAAGATTTTATAGGGTGGATAAGAGATCCATTTAATATACCAGATATTCCAGATTATGATCAAGGAGATCAACAAGCACAAGGTGCTTTAATCAATAAACAATCTAACAATTCTTATATTCCTGTTGTTTACGGAACAAGAAGGGTTGGCGGTACGCGTGTATTTTTAGAAGTTTCTGGAAATGATAATCAATATCTTTATGGAGCAATCGTATTATGTGAAGGCGAAATAAATGCGATTACAAATATCTATGTTGAAGATGATGAAGTCACTTTTAATACTGGGTTTACTGATGGCGGAACAATCACATCAAACGATAGTCGTTTTGGATCAACAATCCAGATGCAAACCTTTTATGGAACTGACGGACAATCAGCATCTTCATTATTAACTACATTAGATAATTGGACTGCAAATCATAAATTATCTGGATTATGTTATATTGCATTCCGTTTTGAATGGGATAGTGACAAATATACAGGAATACCAAAAATTCAAGCAGAGATACAAGGTAGAAAAGTAGTTAGTTATAATTCTAGTTTGGTTGCTCAATCCCCTGCCCATTCTTCTAATCCTTCTTGGTGTCTATTAGATTATTTGACCAATACAAGATACGGAAAAGGAATTGATGTATCTGATATTGACTTACAAAGTTTTTATGATTCTAGTCAAATAGCAGAAACACAAGTGACACCTTATTCTGGTGCATCAACAATTAATCTTTTTGACTGTAATGCTTATTTAGACACATCTAATAAATTAATGCAGAATGTCAAAGTTCTTTTAAAAGGTATGAGGGGATTTTTACCCTATACGCAAGGTAAATATAAATTAATTATTGAAAATACAGGAACGGCTACAGTCACTTTAAATGAAAATAATATTATTGGTGGTTTAAAAATAAATTCTGAAAAGAAGAATGAAAAATACAATAGAGTATTAGTAGATTATGTTTCACCAGACAAAGATTGGCAAAATGATACTGTTGTTTATCCAGAAACAGATGCTGAACATCAAACATTAAAAAATGCTGATGACGGATTTTTACAAGAAACTACAATCACAATACCCACTATTACTAATCCTTATCAAGCATTAGAATTTGGCGAAATTATCCTTGAAAGAAGTAGAAATAATTTAACCGTTGAATGTTTAGCAAATTATGAAGCGTTAGATTTAGCTATCGGCGATATAATTGCTTTGGATTATGATCTAGTCGGATTTAGTTCTAAACCATTTAGAATTGTAGGAATGGCAATTAATCCAGAT